TAAAATACAAGTGGTATAAAACCCCAAAAAGTATTTGAATTTTTTTATATTAAAACAATTCAAATTATTTATAATGCAACAGCTACTGATGACATTTTTTGATATAATTTATGTAATCTTGTTGCAAAGTGATTAGTTTTATTAGAGATTGAATATTCTACACCACAATTACAAGTGGTTTTCTCTAAATATTTATTTTTATTCTTTTCATAATGTTTTGCTGAATACTTCTTTTGGTCGTATTCTTTTTCTACAATAGATCCATCTTTGTTAATCCATTTTTTTATAACCTTCTTAATACTTGGAGGAGATACAGGGGTTGAGGTTTGTGTAGGTGTTGAAGTTTCAACAATAATAATATTATCATCAATATTGATAGTTTCCATTTTTGCTATATATACTATACTTAGATAATAATTTATCTTTAAATCAATTTTTTATTAAATATATTTATTAATATTAAAAGAAATATATTTTAAGACTTTTTTATTTAAATAAAAATATTATTTTAATTGTTATATTATTAATATATATTTTAATTTATTCCTAAATGAATATATATAAATGCTGAATATGAGATTTAATTAAAAATGTTAAAATAAATTCATAAATCTCATCTTCAATTCAAAGAAATACTTTTTTCTTCAATTTGAATACGAGTTTTGAGGATATGTGAGGTATTTTAAGAAAATAATACATTTGAATATATTTAATTACAATAATAAGGGAACAAAAGGGGCTGCAGTTTCAGCAACTGATTTTATGCCGTGCCATAAATCACCAAAAAATCCTGCACCTTCTTTATGAGACATACTTTTCAAGTGTTTGGATGCTTCACCTAATGTCATCTTTTTTTCTTTCATTAATTTGCTAATAAGCATCCCACGATGTTTTGCTTTACTCATAGTAGCACCACCAGATGTAGCACCACCTATTTTACGTTTTTTACCACCAAAAGCACGTTTTACAACTGCTTTATTTTCATTGACTAAATTACTGAAAAAACCAGCACCTTCCATTTCTGGTTCTTTCTTCTTAGAACGACGTGATTTACCACCATAAGAGGCATTTGCACCAATAGGAACTGGAAATTCATAAGATCCACTAACACCACCTTTATAATTACCTAAAGGAGCTGGAATAGAAATACCTGATCCTGCCATATTCATTAATGAACTATAATTATCAGCATATACTTTTCCAATACTTTCAGCATCTGCTAAACTCATTTTACCTTTTCCTGTTGCTGGTACAAAAGTATTATAAATGCTTTTTGCTTGATCGTATGTTTCTTTACCCTGTTTTGCAATACCTGCAATATCTTTTACACCTGAAACTATTTTACTTCCTACATCTTTTACACCAGACCATAATTTAGAGAAAAAACCTTTTCCTTTGAGTTGTTTGTGTTTTCTTGCTTTAAGATGTTTTGCCATAGATGCTACAATCTTTTTCATATTGGGTTTTCCTTGACCTGAATGTTGAACTAAAAGATTAACTACTTTTTCTTTGGCATCTTTTTCACTTAAACCAGACATAGCACCAGCTGAATAAGCACCAGCAGACATAGCACCAGCTGAATAAGCACCACCTTCTTCTTCATCACTTTCACTACAACTACCACTATCTTCTTCTAAATGTTCTCTTTTCTTGTACTTCTTAGCACCAGAACCTTGTATACCACCATTATGATAAAACTGACTAACATTTTCTGGGGTTTGAAAAGCACCAGATGTTTTTATTGGTAAATATAAATTGGAATTACGAGTAGATACAGCACCCGTAGGTATTGCCGAACGGGTATTTGTAGGTAATGTCATTAAACCACTTGTTCTATATTCTTCATTACGAAGAACAGGACGACGACCAGCAGTATAAGCCCCAGCGGAATAAGCACCGCCGTGCTTCATAGCGAAATTATCATAAGCATCACCTTCTTGAATATTGTGAAGACGATTGGCGAATTTAGCATTTACACCTAAAACTTGTTGCTGAATTAATTTGTTGTATGGAGTGTCAAACATTTTTATATATATAATAGTATATAATATATTTATTTAATAATAAAAATAATTTATAATATTATACTTTTATTAAAATATTATAATTATATTCTACTAATATATTAAATGATAGATTATTTTAGTATATCAGCTTTAATTGTTGCAACTATATCTGCTGTTGCATCTCTACATATTTATAGAGTTAAAATTTGTGGTGATTGTATAGAAAGTGATTGTTGGAAAAATATAAAAAAATCTACATCTTCTTCATCTCTTGAAGAAACACAACCAATTATAAATAAATAATAATTTCCTAAATACTTTTATATTTTTTTCTTAAAAAAGTATTTTAATTTAAATTTAAATATGAAAATATAATAATAATATCTATTATATATATAATAAAATGGACGTTATAGAAAAAAAATATCCTACTACGATTATTCAGCCTTATTTACAACTTTTGAAATGGGACGATAATGTCTTACAACTTTTAGGAACAGGTGGTAATGCCAGTCAATTATATCCAAGTGATATTGATCTATTCTGTAAAATTAGACACGATGTTGAACCAGATGATGCATATAATAAATGTTTAGAAATATTGGATGAAACAGGACAGAGAAGTGATATGTTTTTTATTGAAGGAAAAGTACAAGATAAAGATGGAAGAAAATTTAAATGGAAAACATTAGAAGAGTTAGAAGAGAAAAATTATGAATTTCTTAAATATTTTAATGATGATGTTGATTATGTGAAATTAGATTTTGTATTATTGATGAAAGGAGTATTTATTGAATTATCAGTAATATATGTTTTTAATAAAGATCCATTAGATTATGATAAATTAAAACTATCTTTGTCAAATGATATGATTGAATTAATACAAGATAAAAAGTATTATAAATCATTGAAACGTCTTTTTGCAATAATGAAATTAGAGGAAGTAATACCAAGAAGCAAGTTAGTTGAAATTAGCAAACTATTCAATTCTGCTGTTGGAAAATTATACAAAAAAAATAGTATTTTAAAAGCAATAGAATTATTTAATGAAAGTTTTACAGATCCAGAAAGTAGGAAAATGAGCGAATATGTTTTTAAAAATATGGGATTTAAAAATATGAAAGATTTACCTAAAATTGTAAAAGAATATGATAAAATTATAAATGGAGAAGCTTATAAATTTATGGAAATGCACTATCCTGAATTATTGAAAATTAAAAATACCAAAGGGAAACCTATACGTATTGAAGGGTTTGGACGTGTATACCAATCAGCAATTATTCATCACGATTTAGTCAATAAACACGCAAAGAAAAATATTAAAACACCATTAATACATTTAGGAAGTGAAAATTAGATTTTTATATAATCTTATAATAATAAACATAAATCTCATATTCAAGAAAATAAATAATATAATTAAAAATTATTAATTAATAAAATTATATTATATACTATTATATATAGAAAATGTATTCACTTGTAAATATTAATAAATTTCGTAATGATGAAATATTGGATCAAGACAATAAATACAATAAGGAAGCACAAGAATTAGCAAGAAAACTAATTCAAACCTATCAGCAAGACAACCAAAGGGAAATACCTGATACACTTACACCAGCTGATAAAGCACAATTAGATAGGTATATAAATGGTTTCAAAAATGCATTAGATGATGCTTTACGTGAATTTTATGAAGATACACCAAGAACTAATGTTAGTGATTTAATAAACAGATATAATTTTTTAGTAATTTATTTTAATCAAAATATATCAAGAAGTTTTGCTAATTATTTAAATAGTAATCTTCAAGATACTGAAACATTAGCAAAATTAAATGTAATTAAAGATTGGGCGAAAAATGATTTATTTAGTGATAGAGATGCTGTTGATAAACTTGTTGATAATATTCGTGGTGGTGTATTAACGAGAATACCACACGTATTTTTTACAGAAGCAAATATTACATCATTAAGAGGACAAAAACAACAAAGAGTAGCAGAAAAACAAGACAAAGAAGCTGCAAGATTAGCAAGAGAACAAAAAAGGATAGATGCTGAAGCAATTAGGCAACAAAAAATGGATTTGAAAAACGCCCAAAGAGCAGCTAATTTAGCAGCACAACAAGGTTTAGCAATTGCTACTGGTAAAATAGGCAGACCTAAAAAAACACCAACAATGCCATCAACACAACCACCATCAACACAGCCTTTATTGCCTTTTTTACAACCAGTTCCACAAGCAGATCCAACATTAGCACAAGCACCAGCAACACCACCACAAGCACCAATAGCAAAACCACCATCCACAAAGAAAGGGAAAGGAAAAAGTGTGAAAATGCCTTTAAAATCAGTAATTAAAGAACATAAGAATTTAGTTAATGTATTGCAAAAAGGAAGTAAAAGCCAAAGAATGAAAGAAAGTGTAGATCAAAATAAAGAATTACAAAAGTATTTGAAAATGTCAGGTAAAGGTCTTTATGCACCACCAGATTTTCAAGCACCAACCCCAAGTGGTTATGCAACATCCTTTCCAGCACCTAATAGTAAAAGTATAAGAACAATTAGAGCACCTTATGTTAGAGGTAGGGGAAAAGTACGACCAAACATATTATTAATGTGAATATGAGATTTATTAAAATATCTAAAAAAAATATAAAAAATCTTGTTTTCACTTTTTTCAACTTTTTTCTTTTTAAATTAAAAAATTATTTTGTAAAATAAATTAATTTAAAAATAATATATTTCTTATAATTAAAAAGAGATTATAAGAAATAAATATATTAAAAATGCAAAATATAAATTATTATGATTTTGATATACAAACTTTATATTATTGTATATTACAAAAAGTAAATAATTCTGGTTATATTAATAATACAGATTTATATGTAGAATATACAAACAAATTAATGATTGAAAATGATAGATTTTTATTTGATGAATTAACAACAATATTGAAAATAGTATCAAATAGAGTAAATAGAATTAATGAAAGAAAAATTAAAGATTTAAATGATCTTAATAAAATATATTGGAAAAAATATTTTAAAGATTTTGTATTAAATTATCCAAGTGAATATCAAGATAGATTTTATGAAGATAGATTTTATGGTAGAATTTAATTAAATTATTATATTTAATTAAATTAATTTTTTTTTAAATTTTTGCATTTTTGTAATACTTTTTTGAAGTATACATATTTAACGTTTTACACGAGGGCGGCGACCACCACTTTCAGCACCAGCACTCATAGCACCAGCTGACATAGCAGAACCATCTACTAAACCTAAACGTTTATTGAGGGCAGCAGCAGCGGCAGGGAGTAAATCCTTTGCCTTATCTTTAATAAATGATTTAATAGCAGGAGAACTTGATTTAATAGCAGAAGACAACCACGAACCAATACCCCCACCAACAACACGATAGTGTTCTGTTTTAACCATACTTTCTTCTTGTGCAACACGTAAAACTTCATCTTTTGAAAGCACACCGACATACTGAGATGAAGATCCAGAAGTAGATTGAAATATACCAGATTGAAAGAAGATTACAACCAGTTCTACTTGTTCTGCAGCACGTCCAGTAATACCATCACAAGAAATAGTTGCTTGAAACGTCCATTGACCGAGTGATCCAGATGAATAATATTGTTCCATAATGGGTATATGTTGGTTAAAATCCAAACATACAATACCACCAGCAAGAAGGGTAGGAGTAGCACCTAAAGCAGCAAGACCAGAACCACCAGCCTTTCCGTTAAAACTCATCCAGTCCATCTTCAAACCAGCACGTTTAGACATATAGTACAATTCTTGCTGTGTTGCTGTAGCTAACAAACCAGATTGAGTATTCCAAGTAATATTAACGTTGGTAATAGGGTATCTAAAGTCATTAATAGAAGCAGCACCAACAACATCAGTAATAGCAGGACGAACAAGTAGATATACTTTGTCAGGTATACAATTGGGACTGACAATAGATGAGGTAAAATTGAAGGGTGCAGAAGCAGCAGCAGAAGTAGTAGATGTTTTATAAGCATTCAATTGGTAATAAGGTAAGGCACAAGTTAGTGGGATTAGTTGAGAAGGTTTAGGGCTGATAAAGGTCATAAGAATTTCAAAACTATCAAAAGCATTAGCAGCAGAACCATCCGCTTTTAAACCACCAAGAACAACACCAGTTAAAGTATCACCAGCACCAAGTGCTTTCCAAGTGATCGCACGACCAACATTTCCAATATTGAAGTTAAAATTTATTGAAGAAATACCAGATAAACCACTATTATGTTCGTCTAAAACATCACCAAAAAGAAATGGCGAAACGAAAATAGGCTCAGTTGTAGTGATATTAAGGGTGACAGATTTTGCTTGATTATCAGCATTTGCTACTGAATTTCCAACAATAGAGTTGATTACCCAAGAACCACGAGGTTTAACAGCATAATCAGGGGCGGTTAAAATAGATTGAAAAGCTGATAGAGTACCAGCAGTAGCAGGGGATTGGTAGTAATCTAATTGAGTTGTTGTATAATCTCCATATTTTGCTAATTCTTCTGGTTTCATCTGTCTTAACATAGTAGTTAATGTATCTTGGTAGTTGCTGTTAAGAGTTGTGTTATTCACTTGACAGGATAAGTTATTCACCATTTGACTAAACATAAAGGGCGAAAGAGCAACATTAGTAGGGTAATTCAAAAGAGAACCACCATTTGTAGCTACAACACCTGAAATTTGAAGGTTAAAAGTAGTTCGCAAAAGAACGTGTCTATCTATAATAGTTTGAAGGGAAGGAATTAGACAATTCACACTGACAGATGATGCAGTTTTGGTTTGAGAACTAAAACGCTGTTGGTTAATAGACTGACCCCCAACCTCTACTCCATATTGGATGCCGTCATTGATTGCTAAACGATCATCAAGAATTTGATAAGTATTTACTGCTTGGGACATTTTATTATATATTATATAAGAGATAAAATATTTTTAATTATAAATTATATTAAATATATATAACATATAATTTTTGGATTAATTAATAATTTAAAAGATAAAAAAAATGAAAATGAGATTTTAATAATTTCTATATATATTTTTCCTAAAACTAATATTTAACCATTATTTGAATAAAATGACTTTTTCCTAAATAAAAGCTTTAATGTTGCACCCCCTCCTGTAAATAAATACATATTATGTATACTACCTGTAATTTTGTCTTTCCATCCTGCGTTAATATTAATGTCTGCTAAAGGTGTATTACTATTCAAATCAAAAAACCTATATTCACCTGCTGCTGCGTAATATACTATTTGTCTTGGTTCTGTTCCTGTGTTGAGATTTATATCAAAATCTGTAATAACACTTGCTAAATTAATGTTGTTATTAACTGCTCCTAAATTAGTGGCATTTCCTACTGCATTAGTTGGATTGCTATTAGTTGGTTCTACAGGTATACCTTGACTTGTAAAAACAATACTTGAAACAGGAGACCAAAATGGTAAGGTTGGGTATTCAGTTAAACAATAATTCCACACTACACCATTTATGGTAGTTGTTTGTCCGTCATCTATAAGTATTTGATAATTTTTAGCTCTTATAGGGGTTGCTGTTGAATTTACCCATCCATTTTGAATTGCTGATAAACCATTAAATAAAGTATATAATGCTGAGTTGAAAAATAATGTTAATCTGGGACTTGCTGTTGTTATATAACTTGGTGTTGCTAATAATGTAAAATTTCCATCATAGTTATATTGCAAAAAAGGTGCTCTATCTGGAAAACCTCCTGTTCCTCCTTGTGCCAACTTTAATGCAGCCCACGCTTCAACAAAAGCATCATTAACCAGATCCATAAAATATTGAACTGAATTAATGTAGAAATAAGGTGTATCATATAATATTGAAATATCAGTTATAGTAGAAAATGGTGGTGGTGATATACTTGTTTGAGTGCGAAATTTAACTCTACTTTCTCCATAGTATCCACTTGGTGCTTGGATAGTAATGACATAAACACTATCAAAATAATCTCCTTTTGTATCGCTTTGAACTGATGATCCTAATACTAATTGTGGTACAATTAAGGGTAAACGACAATCAAGAGACCAACGAATAACAGACACATAATAGTCTTGTGGATTTGCTAAGTAATCTGCATCTCTTCTTGTGTTGAAAATAATAGGTGTTGGACTTGTATCATCTGCGTTAATCTTATTATTTACAAGATTAATGTCTAAATATGTATGAGTTGGATTATCCATTCTTTTATATATATTATAATAGATATTTTTAAAATATAAATATTCTATATATAAATAATATATTTTTCCTAAATTAAAAATTATATGCAAAAATGTAAGAATTTTATATTTACTGATAATTTACCAGTAAATATATTATAAAAATTTACTTGTAAATCATTTTATATTGCTTTACTGAGTATTTACGAGTAAAAATGAATTCATTTTTACTCGTAAATGTATAGTAAATTATCAAAATCTTCGTTTTTTAGATTTACTTGTAAATATATATATGATAATTTACTCGTAAAACATCAGTAAATCATCAAATGCTTATTAAACACGCTGGTTTATGAGTAGTTCTTTTAAACTCTTGTAAATTTTTAGTTGGAAACAAATAAAAATGTGATCTATACCCATCTCCTCCTTGTAATGATCTTAAATATTGTTTATTCTTTATTAAATCCCTTAATTTTTCTATTGGTATGACATACATATCATAATGGGTTGGATGAATTACAAAATGTACCCAATAATCAGCTTTTGTTGCATCTATTCCACTTTTTTTATTGTTATTTATATATTCTATGCATATATTACCTGTCTTTGATGCTAAATGTTCGCTCTTTACTTCATATGATGTTATTATATCATCTTTGGTTGTTTCTATATCCCAATCATAGAATACTCCCATATCTTGACTTGTCCTAAATGTATCATATTCAATATGCTTCAATAATTCATCTTCATATTTTTGTCCTTGTTTTAAACAATTTGAAAATTTACTCATTTTAGTTATATAAATATATATTAGATTTTAATTTATTTAAATATAAATAAACGTAAATATATTAAAATAATGTTTTACTGAATATCAGTTTTTATATATTTTATTAAAGATATATAAAAAATCTCGTCTTCACTTTCTATTGAAATGCTTGTAAATATGAAACTGACACCATACTTCCAAATTCTAATGTTAATTCTATTGTTGAATTATTACCTGCGTCATTCCATATTAATCCTGATAATTTTCTATTTACATATGCTGATGGTGATGTATCAGTTATATTAAAGTATGCAAAAAATGTATGTGTTCCTTTATGTCCGTTCATTCCTTGTGGTATGAAAAAATATGATCTAAAATTATTATCATTAAAATCATCATTATTCCATCCATAAACTAAATCTACAAATGTTGTAGATGCTGAATTTGTTTGTATTGTATAATTTAAAGTTATTTCAAATTTATATCTTCCACCAGTTAAATTTTGACTTTCTTGTGGATAATTAATTCCTACATAATTTACACCTCCTACTTGTCTAAAAATACTTACTGCAGAATTTTCACCACCTCCAAATACATACCAATCTTGAAGACTTGAGCCATCATTATATGCTGTATAAGTCCAAATATTCCATCCATAAGGATTATATACATTATAAGTAGGTGCAGTAGTTAAATTTGATGGTGTTATTACAAGTGTATTTTCTGTGCTTGTAATATTTGTATTTAATGCTTTTGTTATTTGAATACTACCATCTGAAAAAGTTATACCACCATTTTCACCTTGTGTTAATATAAAATCTCTACTATATATTATTCCTAATAGATTTTTAATTACAGGAAAATTTGTATTAGTTGTTAATTCTAATGTTTCACTATCTAATGTTAAAGTTGCTGTTCTTATTTCTGTTATATATTGTGCTTTAATTGCTGTTAAAACTATTGTTCCATCTTTTAGTAATAAATCACTTTTATGTGTATTTTCTTGTACTATTGTATCCACAGCATCTAATAGATGTATACCTTCCCCTCTTGTGTTTTGAACTACTACTTTATCAATACTTGATATTTGAATATTATTATTAGTTGTTGTATCAGTAGTCCATATTAAATTATCACCAGCATTTTGCCATATATTTATATTACCTAAATTATCTTGATTTACAATAACTAAATCACTCCTTACATTATTATCATTTGTATAATTTTGTATTAATAAATTTTTTGCAATCGTTTGATTATTTATATATCCTCCATTTAATTGAAAAACACCACCATTTATATTAAATTCTGTTCCTGATAATTTTGTTGTAGTCAAATTTAATGTTCCATTATTTGATAAATTTAAAATAGTACTATCTAAAACTCCACCAAAATTTTCTATTGCTGTTGAAACTATTGATCCATTTTGTAATAATAAATCACTTTTATATCTATTTTCTTGAACTATTGTATTAACAGCATCCATTAAATGAATACCATATCCTCTGGTATTTCTAACCATAACTTTATCAAGACTTGATATTTGAATATTGTTATTAGTTGTTGTATCATTAGTAAAAATATCATAACCACTTTGCCAAATATTTATATTTCCTATATCACTTAGATTATCAATTACAATTTGACTTGCTATACTTCCTAAACCAGCTGGTTCATTAATTATATTTAAATCTTTTCCTTCAGCATAATTTGTTAAAACACCGCCTTGTAAATTTATAATTGCATCAGCACTACAATTTAATCCTCCTACATTATTTATTGAAAAATTTGCCATATCCAAATTTGCAGTTGAAGGATTATTCATATTTCCACCCCCACCTCCACCAGAAGCTGTAGATTGAATTGAACCATCTTGAAATGTAATAGATCCACCACCACCTTGTGTTAATTCAAAATTCTTAGATGTGGTTTTTCCTAATGAATTTGTTATATTTTGTCCTCCTTCCCCTCTTGTTGTTGCAAAAGTTAAATTACCATCAGCACTATAAGTCATATTATTAGCATCTCCACTTGTAGATGTTCCTGTATCTACATTGAAAATTAAACTTCTTAATCCAGCATCTAAAAAAATACCACAATAACCACCTGTTTTATTATTAATATTAGTATGTATTTCCAAATTATTAGTAGCAGAAGGTGTAGCAATATAATTATATGCTGTATTTGATGTTGTCATATTATTAACTCTTGTAATAGCAAAATTATCCATATCCAAATTAGTTGTTGCAGTTCCTACCCAAGAAGATGCTGGTGGATAGGCTGATGAATTTATTGTGGATAAGTTTATATTTCCTACTTGTAAAATGTTATGTGTATCCATATCTAAATCTACTGCTGATGGTGTACTGAAATTTCCCCCACTTGAACCTCCTGCAGTTGTCATTTCTGTTCCATCTTGAAATGTTATAGAACCTCCAGATCCTTGTGTTAACACTAAATTTTTACTTGTGGTTGTTCCTAATAAATTACTAATATTTTGACCTCCATTTTGAAATGTAATATCACCATTATTATCATAAAACATCCGTTGATCTAATGTTTGAAATTCAGTACACATAGAAACACCATTATTAACAGATACATTTAAAAATGCTTGTGTAGCACTATTTATATCTGGGGCATTTATATTTATTTCTATATTTGGTCTTCCAGATAATCCATTACAATCTGCTATATATTGTGCGTTGTTTATTCTATAACCTTTCATATCTAAATCAGTTGTTGCTTCATTAACCCAAGTTGATGGTGGTGGATATGGTGCTAAATTGATTGTGGATAAGTTTATATTTCCTACTTGTAAAATATTATTAGTATCCATATCTAAATTAACTGCTGATGGTGTACTGAAATTACCTGACCCACCACCTCCTACGGCTTCTATATTATAACTATGAACGTTAGATCCATTTTGTGTTATTGTTATACTACTATTTGTAGATGTTAGTGTTTGTATATCTAAATTTTGATATGCTGTTGTTTGTATTGAACTATCAGTCGCAAATACTATATCACCGCCTGATTTAATACCTAATGTATTTACATTATTTATATTATTGTTTGCCATATTCAAATTTCCTGTTGCTGTGCCTACAAAAGTGCTGGGTGCTGGGTATGCAACTCCATTCACATTTACAAGATTTGTAATACTATGTGTATTCATATTCAAATCACTTGTTGCTGTAGAAACCCAAGAAGATGGTGGTGGGTAAGCTGCTCCATTTATAGTTGTTAAATCTATGTCTTCTACATTTGTAATATTAAAATTTGACATTGATAAATTTGCGATTGAAGGGTTAAACATATTTCCACCACCTCCTGATCCAGCAGCGGTTGATTGAATACTACCATCAGCGAATTTGATAGTTCCACCTGCATTTTGAGTTAATGTAAGACTATTTGTAGTTGTAGTAGTAGATAAATCAGCTTTTGAATTAATACCTACAAAAGTAGCATTTGTAGGAAAAGATGCACCAAATCCTATACAATTGTTAAAATATACTTGTAATGGTGATGGATTATTTAATACAAAAGTAATACCTGAGAAATTACAATTTGTAAATAAAACTGCTGATGCTGATGTAAAAAATGGTATTGTTAATGTAAATCCTGTTCCTACAAATTCACAATTATTTATTGTTAAATATCCTGATGGTGTAAATGTAGCATTTTTCATAAAATCACAATCATCAAATCTTGATGATGATGCTGTTGAAATAACATTCGCATCAAATTGTAAGTTTGATATACGTGTTTGTGTACCTTGAATTGTAATAAGATTATATATAAATTCAGTAATTGCAGGATGAACGTTTGGGGCTACAATACCCACATTTGTTTTATTGATGACTAAATTTGATGATGGTTTTGAAAAAGAACCTGATGAAATATAACATACATCTCCACTACTCATTAATGGTAATACATCTTCTAAATAATTTACTCCTTCATTTACCCAATATGTATTACTTGGTCTTGCTTGAATATCATTTATATTTGTAGTGTTTATATTACTAACATTTGTAATATCAAATGATGACATATTCAAATTTTCTGTTGCTATGGGTACAAAAGATGATGGTGGTGGGTATGATACACCATTCACATTTATAACATTTGTAATACTATTATTATTCATATTCAAATTTCCTGTTGCTGTTCCCACGAATGATGATGGGGGTGGATATGCGGTTTGGTTTATTGTTGATAAATTAATATTTCCTACTTGTAAAATGTCATTTGTATTCATATCTAAATTTTGATTAGATGGTGTACTGAAATTTCCCCCACCTGAACCACCACCTGCTGTAGTCTGTATAGTACCATCTGCAAATTTAATACTACCACCACCATCTCTTGTTATTACAAAACTTTGACTTTTAGTTATTCCATTTTCATTAGTAATATTTTCATCACCATTTCCTTCAAATGTTAAACTTCCATTTAGATCATAATTAATTGATTTATTATTATCAAAACCAACTAAAAATCCACTTAATTGAGATAATTGTAATTGACGTTTTAATGCTGTATTCTCATATACATTAAGATTAATATCATAATTAACATTTTGAATTACTAATGTTTCAGTATTATCACCATTTAATTTTTTAATATTTTGTATTTCTTTACTATCCATATCTAAATTTGCAATACTTGGATTAAACATATTACCTCCTATTGTGCTTTGTTCTGTTCCATCTTGAAATTTAATAGATCCACCACCACCTTGTGTTAGAACTACACTTTTTGATGTAGTTGTTCCTAATGTGTTTGTTATATTTTGTCCTGCTACACCTCTTGGTGTTGAAAAAGTCAAATTACCATCATTATCATAAGTCATTTTATTAGCATTTCCATTTGTTCCTGTGTCTACATTAAAAACTAATTCTCTAACTGATCCATCTAAAAATACACCACAATAACCATCTGTTGATTTTGTATTAATATTAGTATGTATTTCCAAATTATTATTAGTGTTAGGTGTTGCAATATAAGAATATGGCACATTACTTGTCAGCATATTATCAATATTTGTAATACTATTATTATCCATATTCAAATCACTTGTAGCTGTAGAAACCCACGTAGATGCTGGTGGATAAGCTGATGAATTTATGGTAGTTAAATTTATATTTCCTACTTGTAAAATATCATTTGTATTCATATCTAAATTCTGGTTGCTGGGTGTACTGAAATTTCCCCCACCAGATCCAGAAGCTGTATTTTGAATACTACCATCTTGAAATGTTATACTACCCCCACTACCTTGTGTTAGGATTATACTTTTTGATGTTGTTGTCCCTATTGTGTTATATATATTTTGACCTCCATTTGAAAATAATAAATCACCATTATTATCATAATTCATATGTTGATTTAATGTTTGAAACTTACTAACAAATTCTACACCTATCCCATTACTAATACCTACAAAAGATTGAATTTGATCGTTATTATCAATACCTGCAACTATTAACTCTTGATTTGGTAATGATATAGCAGCACTTAAACCTACTAATTGACCGAAATTTTGTATAGCAAATCCATTCATATTTAGATTTTCAGTAGCATTTCCAACAAATACTGGTGCAGGGGGATATGATGTTCCATTAATATTTATAGTATTTATATTATTTACTTGTAAAATATCATTACTATCCATATCTAAATCTGCAATACTTGGATTAAACATAGTAGAGGCTGTGTTTTGTGTAGTTCCATCCTGAAATGTAATAGATCCACCACCAGTAGCGGTTAATTGAAAATTCTTAGATGTTGTTGTTCCTGCTTCATTTGTTATATTTTGACTTGCTACACCTCTTAGTGTTGATAAAGTTAAATTACCAAAATTATCATAAGTAATTTTATTAGCATTTCCATTTGTTCCTGTGTCTACATTTAAAACTAATTCTCTATATGCCCCATCTAAAAATACACCACAATATCCATCTGTTGATTTTGTATTAATATTAGTATGTATTTCCAAATTATTATTTGTGTTAGGTGTTGCAATATAAGAATATGGCACATTACTTGTTTGCATATTTCCAATATTCAAAATATCATTTGTATTCATATCTAAATTTTGATCGCTTGGTGTACTGAAATTTCCCCCACCACTCCCTCCAGCCGTATTCATTTCTGTTCCATCTTGAAATTTAATAGATCCACCACCACCTTGTTTTAATACTAAACTTGGTACATTAAATTTTCCTGTTGTATCTAATGATGCTGAATATGCTATGGTTTGTGGTAATGCTACATTATCATATACATTCAAATTACAACTTGTATTATTTAATAATAATTCTGTTGTATATCCTGTTGAATTTTCATATCCATTTTGATTACTACGCAAATCTATTTTTTGCTGTCTTGAATACACATTAATATCCTGATTATTTTCTATTGTCAGTTCATTTATATTATCACCTCCTAATGCAAAAACTTTTAAAATTTCATTACTATTCATATCTAAATTTTGATTGCTTGGTGTACTGAAATTATTACCTGATAAATTAAAGCTATGTGTATCAGTTCCATTTTGTGTTATGGCAATTGTATTGTCTGTTGATGTTAATGTTTGTATATCTTGATTTAAATATGGAAATGTCTGTGGATTTTGATAATCAGTAGTAGAAAATGTTAAACCAGATGTTAAATTTAAATTATTAGTAGTAAGACTATTTGCATTTCCCAAATTATTTCCATTAAAATCTATATATCCAGCTGATGAAAATGACATTACTGGATAAATAACATTATTAGCAAGTGTTGAAATTTGTGCCACATTATCAATATATCCACCAGCACTTCCACTATCATTTTCCATAGTTATTGTTGAAAAACCATTTATGGATGATATATAACCAGTTTGACTATTTATTTGCTGTATATTATTGATCTGCTGACTACCACCATTCAAACTTAAAATTCCTGCAACATCATATATTAATGAATTTGGATTTATGTTTGTTCCATTTGTGGTTATACTTACACCATCATTATCTAACAATACAGCATTTACACTTGCTCCATTTTCATCCAAATTTGCTATATTAAAATATGAACTATTTTGTGAATATAAAGCATTTACATTTTCAATATCAAATCCAGCCATATCTAATATTGCTGTACTTGGATTATTCATACTACCGCCTCCTCCCCCACCACCTGCTGTGGTTTGTATAGTACCATCTGGAAATGTAATACTACCACCACCAGCTTGTGTTAGAATTATATTTTTTGATGTCGTTGTCCCTAATGAATTTGTTATATTTTGACCTCCATTTTGAAATAATAAATTTCCAACATTATTATATAATAAAACTGAATTTCCATTTAATACATCTGCTGTCATTCGTATTCCAGTATCATCCATAGTAATTCGTTGTATGGTTGCTCCATCATATTCTATATTTAATGTTTCATTTAACGTGTTTTTAATACTTCCAAGATCCTGAATTGATTGTGTATTTATTTGATTACAATTATTAATACTATGATCTGTTAAATTAATGTCATTAGAAAATGAAACATTTGCACCACTAAAACCTTGAATAGTATTTATACCTTGTAAATCTTTATTTAATAAAACTATATCACTTGGATAAGGTTGTGTAAAATTTCCCTGTTGATTTACTAAACTATCCAGTTGTTCTTGTTGTATTGTTAATTCATTTTGAATGTTATTTAATAAAAATCTTTGCGACATTATTGTATATATATAATATGATATATATTTTTATTATATAAATAATCAAATTTACAATCAAAATAATATTATAATTATATAATATATATATATACAATAAAATGTCTATACCAAATGAAATAAATAAAATTATTAAAACCACTAATTTCTCCCCTAAAAAATTAAAAACTATTGAATACGATAGTATGGGGGATGATGACATAAACGCTTATTTTCCTAAATCACGAATTATTACATATCCAGAATTAAAAAATGTTAGTAATATTGAAGAATTATTACCTAAGGATAAAGACCATTTTTTCCTCTTATACTTGCAACAGCCAAACAGCGGACATTGGACGATGTGTTTAAATAATAAAGGTACTATAGAATTTTTCTGTTCTTATGGATCAAAGCCTTCCACACCATTAGAATGGTCTAAAAAAATGAATAGAGTTTTAGGACAAGAAAAACCTTATTTAGACATTTTATTATCAAAAACAAATATGCCTGTTGTTTATAATCACGTTGATTATCAAAATAAAAAAAACTTAGATATTTCCACTTGTGGTAGACATTGTTGTTTTCGTTTATATATGCTTTTGAAATATAATAAATCCTTGAATGATTATTATCAAATGATGAAAAATATTAAAAATAAAGATAATATAGATTACGATCAAATAGTTAGTGAAAATATAGACAAGTGTTGATATTCAAATATATTAAAATGCATTATTTTCTTAAAATGCCTCTAAAATCACAAAACTCATATTCAAATTAAAGAAAAGCTCATTTCTTTGAATTGAAGACGAGATTTTCATTATTTATTTAAGATATATTCATAAATCTCATATTCAGTATTAATATATATTCAAATATTATTAATATTTAAATATTTTGAAGACGAGATTTTCATTATTTATTTAAGATATATTCATAAATCTCATATTCACTTAATTCACGCAAAACTATATAATCATAATTTTGCGTAAATCTATACAAATTATTTTTAAGCATCTAATGCTTCTATGTTTATTTTATATTCTTCTTGTAGTTTTTTATCTCTTTTATCTCTTGTTTCTGCTTCATTTTTCCGTCTTTCTATGTAATCTACTATTTGGTGTCTATGTTTTAATTCGTGTTCGTATGATACTGGTTGTTTTCCTTCTTCATCTCTTTTACCCAGTATTTTCTTTTTAGTTAATTCAAAGCCATACTCTAATAAGGTTTCATTAACAACTTTTAATAAATTAATATCCTTTAATGTTCTATCATTATTAAATAGTGTTTTGAAATTTTTATCTTTAACAAAATCTGTTAATAATTGTGTTGATGTTTCAAAATCTGGTTTTGTCTTTTGTGTTATTTTCATATCACCTACTTCATAACCAATCTTTTTAAATATTTCTTGCAATTTATCACATTTTTTCCATTCAAAATTATCTAATATTTTACTATCATCTACTTCATATCTATCTTCTTTTTTTATATTTACTTTTATAAACTTTTTAGGCATATTGGATAAATTATAATGGTCTTCTATCCAAGCTATATTCATTATTTCTGGTTCTATTTTCCATACTCTTGATAAGAATATCTTTTGTACTTGATAATATTGTTCTATTGTTATTTCCTTATTTTGTCTTTGTTGATCGCATAAATAGTCATACTCTTCAGTTGATATTATACTTGATTTTGCTATTTGATTTATTGTTTCTTCTTTTATATTTACTTTTTTGTTTCCAGTTTTTTCTATTTCTTTTGGTAAGTCATTCAAATATTTATGTGTATGACCTTTTTGTGTAAGAGTATTTATTAAACTACACATAAAATAATTAGTACTATTTATTTTTTCTGTATCATTGTGGATGAGAATATCTATTAGAGTAGATTGTTCTAACCCTTGATATTTAGTAAGTCTCATTTCATCAAATCTATATAATATTTCATCTATTTTATAAGGCATATTAAATGGCATCAAACATAATACATCATCACTTTTATAATAACGAACCCTATTTAACATTTGACAAAATGCCCTATAAGATGTACTTTGTTTATCTAATATTGCATAACATTTATCAAAATAATTTACAATATTAAAATCTACACCTGCTTCTACACTTGGGGAATAGATAAGTAAATCACATTTAGCCCATTCTTCATTTGCCCTTTTTAATATTTCTTTGTTTCTTATGATACTATTATGAATACAAATTGTATATTTATCTTTATACATTTCATAATATTTCATAGTATCATTTTTAGTCATACTAACAATAACAATTTTCTTTTTTGCTTTTAAATCATCATCTACACATTTTTCAAAATAACTTTTTGTATGAGTAAATAAGAAATTCTTTTTATTGGGTTTAAAATCATTTGCATAAAACTTATAAGTAGGACACACACAACTAATAAAATCAAATGACCTATCACCCATATCACCATCTAATGCTAAAACTTTTGGTGCTTTTTGGATTAATCTTTCTAAATAATCGCAAATCACATTTTGATCCAATTTATCAAATGACATATGGTTTAATAAACCTTCTATTTCATCCATAATAATTAAATCATATTTTGGCATATTGTCTTCTTGTGTGAAATAATTATATGAACCATTTAATTTTTTAATACTATCTAACTGAATGATAAGTCTATCTGCTTTTCTAACGTCTACACCTTCATCTAAATAATTAACAAATCCAAACTTTTCACTTAAATCAATACTGAAATTATGTGCTAATGATTGGCGATAAGTTATAAATAAAACTCTTTTAAAGTTGAACTTTTCTATTAATTTTTTAAAGCCATATGTCTTTCCAGTACCATAGGCGGATCTAATACCCAAACATTTATAATTTTTAACCCAATTATTAAACATTTCATCATTTGTATTATCATCTGGATAAATATATTTGAAATTCATATGGATTAAAGCATCATCCCATTTACTTTTATATAAATATTGTAAAGTGGTCTTGAACTTTGTAGGGTTTATTTTACTGCACTTGATAAGAACACCATTTTCATCAAAATTCTCATTATATTCACCTTTGCCATAAAATGCCCTTCTATTATTTATTTCTGGTTCATTCTTAAACTTTGGTATAAGACGGCAATATTTATCAAATAATTTAAATGATTTTTCACTATTGTTTATGTGTCTTGCTATATAAGCAACATCCCGCCATCCTTCATATGTTTCTAAATATGAAACTTCTTTATCTTTTAAAGGTAGTTTTACTTGAAAATTATATAATATATTGTATATATCATCCATTGTCTTCATATCAAATTTTTCTATTTCTAAATCTGGTTTTATTATTAATTTTTCTATTGTTGATTTTTTTGTAGGATTTTTAGATCCACTTTTCTTTTCACTTAATTCTTTCATTTTGATTAACATCTTACACCAATCTATTGCATATTCTGGCATATCTACTAATCCTTCACTTTTTTCTAATGAATAATGGTACTCTTCACCAGTTTCATTGTGTGTATATGTAGGACAATAATACAATAAACCAGTATTAATATCTGCTATTCCACATAACCTTTTTCTTGGTAATACATTCTCTTTCTTGAAATAAAAGTGAAAACCATTTTTTGTTTTAACCCAGAATTTGCAATCTACTTTTAGTTGATCTAATATATCACATTCTTCTGGTTCATCAACATCTATAGTTGATAAATTGCTATTATCTATACATATTCCTATGCCATTAGGCTTAATATTTCCTTCATCTTTTTTATATACCATAGGCGATTGTTTAGATTTTTTTAGTTCTTGCCATCCACTTGGTAATGATGAAACACATTTTTTTATTTCTCCATCTTGGTTGGTATAAGCATTCATATGTAAGTCAAAAGTTATAAAATCTTTGAATTGTTTAAACATTTTGAGATTTGTATTTTCCATATTATATTATATACTTAGATAATAATATTTCTTTAAATTGTTTTATTATTTAAATATATTTAAATCAATTTTTTATTTTAATATATTTATTTATTTTTATAATTAAATATATTTTATATATTTTTAAATTAGATAAATTAGAAAATGTTTTTCCTAAATATTTTGAATATGAGATTTTTAAAAAATGTTAAAAGAAAAAACAAAAAACTAATATTCAAATTTAATATATTCAAATTTCCTAAATATTTCTATATATTAAATTTTTTAATAAACTTGGGTATTTCTAAATAAAAAATAATAATAATCATCAAAGTCTTTCTCAATTGGATTAATTAGTCAATCTTCTTTTTTTTCCTTAATATAAGATTGTTGAGTTTGCACTGAATGACCCATCGCCTCAGCGTCTGCCTGACGTTCTTTATTATCTTTACCATATTTATCTGTTAAATATGAGTGTCTTAGCATACTTACCCCAATATTTTTACCAAATATTTTATTCAGTATTCGTGTTATACTATTTACTTTATCTAACCTTGAACCATCACTATAAACAAGAAAAGGTTCATTTGTATCTTTATTTATCTTTTTACCTTTCAGTAATGGTTGATGTTTTAGATACATAGAAATGATATGTTGCAAATCTTCAGGTATTCCTTCTCTTGTATTTGGGTATTCTTTGGATGTTTTAAAAACATTAAAAATAAATTCTTGTTTATCCAGATCCAAGTAATTAAATTCTTTACTATCTGTATCTTTCACATTCTTCTTAATATTCATCATCATATAATCTTGGTTTCTTCTTGGTGGTAATAAAACATATAATGCCATAACCATTAGATTTAGTAGTTGAGTATATTGGGCTTCTGTAATTGTTTTGTTCTTGTAAAAAGTCATAACAGAATTATGCCTTTCATCAAAAAGTTTCTTAACTTCTTGCCAATCCATCCAATTATCATTTTGGGTTTTAGTCATTTCAGTACTTGGGGTTTCTTTCATTTTACTTACTTGATCTGTTAGTTCCTTGTAAAATACATTTTTACTTTTACTATAAACTTTATTTTCTGGATAAACAGATAAACAAGAAATAATACAAGTCAAATATGATTTACGTGTAGTAGGTTTGAACTTATTAAGTTTTTCTAAAACTGGTTCAGGTTTACTTAATAGTTTCAAACTACTTAATGGATCGCCATTATTTAGGCGAATAAGATTTTTGATGTAAAGCTGAATGCTGTTTTGAGATAATCCTTTATCGCTTAATCGTTTTTGCAAATCTTCTGTGAAAGACATTTTACTATATATATATTTAGTAAAGATTTTAAATTTTAATTAATTTACTAAATATTTACTAAATTAAATAAAAAATATAAAAATAAAATCTTTACTAAATATATATAGAATAAAATGTCTCATTTTCAAGATAAGCATATTTTAGATTGTTTAGAGATTATGGATAATAGTGATGATGAAGAGTATGTTGTAAGAGGTGAATACAAAGATCCAACTAAAAAGGTTGTTGTAGCTTCTTTATGTTCTTGCTGTGAATGCAAAAAAGAAATAGAAAAACCAGAATACACTTTCGTTAATAGTAAAAGTTGCGAATTTATGTGTATTGATTGTTGGAGTTCAATACCTTTACAGGATGATTTTGATAATTTTATCAAGGCTTTAACAGAACAGCATAAAAAAGCATATCTTAAAAAAATATTTAGTCATCCTTTGATAACTGATTTAACAGAAACATCTGTTTCTCAGTAATGCAAACTTGTGGAAAATGCTTATAAATACAAACCCATCTACTGCCTAAATTTTTTAAGTATGTCATTTGTTTTTTATCAATCCCACAATAATTTTCTAACATATACACCAATTGTCTATTTTGATTTACTGGAAAATATACAATATAATGTGCTTCATTTAATATAATTTTACTTTCCATCTTTGTACCAGTTGCAGTGTGATTTACACACCATATTGTTATATTAAAATGTCTACCTGTGTTTAACATCATATTCATAAGAGTATAAACACGTTCTTTTATTTTCTTATTACTTATAGTATCACAATCATCAAAAATAACACAACTATCTTTATACATAGTTAGATCTATTTCTTCATTAAGAAAATCATTATCTAATATAATTCGCTGTGGATTAATAGGTTCAAGACTTTCATCTTCATCCAAACTACTAAATAAATAAACTGGGTTTCTTTTGAATTTCTTTTTATATTCTTTTACCCATTCACAAATAAAAAATGATTTACCACTACCTGATGCACCAACTATATAACCTACACTTCGTTCTCTATTCCAATCACCAATAGGTTGAAATTTACCTGTTTGTAATTTTATGGATTGGTACGT